TAACCTATGTTATGGAATATGCGGTCACGAATACTCCCACATGGTCTATGAATTAAACAGACTGATAGTTAATGATGGACTACCTAAAAACACATTGAGCAGGTTTGTTTCACGGTGTTTGAAGCGACTTAAGAAAGAGGACTTGTTAATCGTTTCTTACGCTGACGATGGAAAAGGACACAAGGGCTACATATACCAAGCGACAAATTGGATATACACAGGCAAGACTAAACAGAGGACAGAGAAATACACAGGGAAGAATAAGCATTCAAGGCATTATGACAATTCAATGAATCACCTTAGAAAGGTTAGAACTTCAAAGCATAGGTATGTATTTTGCACAGGGAAGAGTAGGAAGAAATTATTGAAGGCCATGAACTACACAGTCGAACCATATCCAAAAGGAGAAAACACCAGATACAAATTAGGTAATAGGATAAAGGACAAAATACTCAATAAAGATGATAATACACACTTTTATGAATAAGTTTATATAGGTGATGTCCTAACGATAGGTTATGCGAAGCAAACAAAAGCGAGCGAAGATGACGAGATTTAGAGCGAAACACTCTAAAGCGATATTGAAAGGACAGAAAATTGATGAAGAACCTGAAATTGAACCAGTGTATCATGACTTGGAGGAAGAATGATGAGTCTTAGAACAGTATTAGAAGAGATAAGCGACACATTAGATGGTGGAGATATTGTTGAGGATTTTGACGATAACCCGTATGCAGTAGGTATAATTACAAGTATAATGGCAATTGTTAAGAATGAACTAAGAAACATTGAAGATATGGAAGGTTTTGAGTTTTTCATCACTACACAGGAGGAATGAATATGGCGAGAGGAAGTAGTAAAGGTTTACATCGTCTTGTTATGGTCAATGAACTTCTTGACAATCATATATCCGGACCGTTCACTGTGGCGGATTTAATTGATACATGGAAATCACAGGGCGTAAGAAGAATCCCAACCTCAAGAGAATTAGGCAATATAATGAAGAAATTCATGAGGGAGGGTCGGATTGTCAGTGTTGGCGAAGCAGTTCCACTAATAGCAAGGATGATGCAAGAACAAGCCGGTCTAACTCAAGGATATGCAAGGAAAATAGCATTGTATATTAAGGTGGAAGATTTAGCCATGTTGGAGAGTGAACTCGATGAACTTGACGATGAAGAAGAATGACTCATACCTAATGTTTTTGAAAAGATATAACCACAACAATGATGAGTATTATTGGCAAATACGAAGTGGTATTATTGTCAATGGCGAAGTCCTGACGGCTGAACATTACTCGCCTTCATTGTATCATGGTATTGGTGCTATGGAGAAATGGTTTAACAAATCTTTGAATGACGCTAAAGAGGCAGAGTCAAGTGATATGAGTTGGCTTCCAGTAATTCAATCAGCCGATGAGCGCATGGCTCTAACTAAGGCTGAAAGAGAATTACAAATAGACTATGGAATAGTTTTGTATGGACTTCAAACAGATGATATATGGTTCGCTCTATGTGGCTCGGAGGAAGATTTGTCAAATGGAGAATGGTCTATGGGCGAAGCGAATCAAGAAATATCTTTGGCTCTTGGTGGTCTTAAGATTAGAACGGCTCAACAGAGAAAAGTATGGAAGGAAGGAATAACACACTCACAGAATCCAAGAGATGAGAACGGTAGGTTGATACGCTCACAATTAGGAACTCCGAGAGGGGAGAGTAGGATAGCGGAACATCACAAGCGTATAGCAATCCATAACGAATTTTTACAAACTCCAGAGGGTGTAAAATGGAAAAAGTTAATCAATAATAGGACTTTAACACCTAAAAACCATAATATCGAGTAAATGCTTCATATAGGTGGATTGTAAAGGTTGTAATATGAAACAATTTTTCATATTCATTGACTTCGGATATGAACATATTCAATTAGAATTTGAAGGTTCATTGAAAGAAGCAATGCATAAAGTGTATCAAGAAGCGAAGAGTAGGAAGCAAAACCCAAGTGATGTAAGAATATCACCAAAGCCAATTGTTGTAGGCCATGAGCCTGATAATGACGGTTGGCAAACCATATCCCCCATAGAAAGGTTATAGTCAATAACCGGTTCACAATATGGGTAGGTATGGGCTTTATGGAAGACGATGACGAAATCCATCTTTTCATCACTTGGCAGGTGTCCGGCAAAGGAGGCATGGGGCTATCGGGGTTCACTCCTGATTGTCTTGACAAGAACCCTGCAATCACAGTCATAACCAATGCAACGGGTTCATGGTCTTTCTATTTTAGAGATTATGAAGGCGAAGGCAAAATACAGGTAGCGAAGGGGAGTGACTACAACCCTTTGGATTTAATTGAAACTCTATTTAGACATTTAACAAAATGTTCTTCAATAGAAGATGAGATAAATGAGTTTAGGAAGTCATCACCCGCTCCTATTCTGTGGGATGGTTCGGGTAAATTCACAAATAGGTTTAGCAGGGAATGGGAATGATAACATGATGGTTTGGATTGAAAAAAATAATCATGGAAATATACTAACAGGTTATCAAGCACATAGTTTGGGATTGAAGAAAACTGTTAGAATAACTGAACTCGATGGCGAATGGTTAGTGGATATTAAAGGAGATAGTCATTCCATACCTGCTCCAGAGGGGAATGTTCAAAACTTCATAGATACCATGTTGGGTTTGAACAAGAAGGCTATCGAGATTGATAACTCAACGCCCGCTATGATTTTCAAAGGGAAGAAATTTTCATTCGATTGTTATATCGGGGAGGATGAGACAAGTGGCTAATGCGAACTCCGGCAATCCTAATAATGCTCCTGACCAATTGAGGTCACGGTTGAATCAAGCAGGGGTTAAAACCCATGCCAAAGATACATATATTGAATTGGTTAGAAAGGCCAAGATAGCAGGTGTCTTTGAAGAAATACCAACAACCACTACCACTACCACTTTGACAGGCGCAATAGGGGCAATAGGGGCAACAGGGGCAAAAGGTTCTGATGGGGTCGGTGTTCCGGCAGGTGGCTCAACAAATCAAGTATTGGCAAAAATAAACGCACAGGACTACAATACTCAATGGGTCAATCAACAAGGGGGTAGTGGTGGTAGTGGAACAGTCACAAGTATAGGACTTTCTTCAACAGATGGAAGCATAACCTTGACAGGCACTAATCCAGTGACCCTAAGTGGAACTATTGATTTGTCGCTATCAACAACACCAATGGTTTCTTTTATTCTTGCAGGTGATACAGGCACTAATCAAACTATTGCTGATGGTAATACTGCTAAGGTCGAAGGAGGCACAGGCATAAACACAGTTGGAACTGCCGGTGATAAAGTAGTTATTAACTGCGACCTTGAAGGAACAGAATTGAAATCAACAGGTGAAGTGGGAGGTTCTAAATTTTTAAGAGAAGATGGCGACGGCACTTGCTCTTGGCAAACAGTAAGTGGTGGAACTTCTTATACTGACGCTATGGCTATCTCCGCAGTTGAAGGAGAAGCAACACTTGATTTAGCAGGTGATGTGACAATGGACACGGGGAAATCTATTGTTATTGATGAAACCGCTACTGGCTCAATAACTGCCCCTGCTACTGCAAAAATAAAATTACAAGCGTCTGTCAGTGGTGCAAATGAGCCTTTATTGCATATAGGGAGTAATACAGGTTATGTTAAAATAGGTTCTCAAAACGCAAGTTTTGCTCATGTATTAACAGATAAAAGTTATTTTTACTTTAACAAACCAATACAATTTGATGGTGGAGATGGTGTCTATGCTTACAACGGTGATTTTTGGGTTAAGACTGATGATGCTACGACAGGGCAACCAGAAAGAATAACTATCAAAGGCGCACAGGATGCTACGGCAATTGGTATCGCTAACACTAATCCCCAAACTGAATTAGATGTGACAGGAACAATCCGTCAATCGGCTACAACAAGTGCAGTAGTTCATGCTGACGCTAACGGTGATTTGGGCGCATTGACAATTGGAACGGGGCTATCTTTGGCAGGTTCAACCCTAAGTGCGACAGGTGGTGGTGGTGGAGGAACAGATATTCGCCAATTGTTTAAGCATGACCAAAACCCAACCACGCATCATTTTTCTCCATTTAGATTATTACAGACTGGCGACACAATTGAGTTAGGTGTTTCAAGTGGTGCAACAATTAATGAGAATGTTGATGTATTTACTTGTGAACATACACAAACAGGGTCAGGTCAAATTTTTGAAATTAGTCATGTAGGAACGGTGGCAGAGAACTGTGGAAGGGAATTTATTTTTAATGGTCAAATTGGAGAGGATGATAGGAGAGGAAATCTCACCGGTGGAACTGATTCAGTGGTATATTATTTTGATAACACTAATAACTTCGTTATTCCACATATTTTTGTCAGTAATATGGCTTGGTTGGAGAGTGGTAGTGGTGGACTCGGACCAATGCCCGTTGAGTTTAATGGGGTAATGATATTGTCCTCAAACGACTATACGGCAATGAGTAATAAAGTCAGATTCATAGACGCAGGGGAGCATAGTGCAGTTATTGAGGATATTGACCCAAACAATCCAGTCACTTGTCGAGTCTTTTTGGTAATTGATACTGACTTAACATGGGATAGGGGAATGCCGGTGGGGAATAATTCAAGAATCATCAAATACCCATGATGGTGATAAACCCTATTTGTGTTGAATGATATATGGAAGAAGTTGAATGCAAGAACCCGTGTGATTATCCAGTTAGTGAAATGTGCTTCGATTGTAAAATAGCACAGGCAAAATTATGGGCTAAACCCTATTAATTCCAATAGGTAATTATAGGTGTGTTGTTAGCGTTAATCATGGACAAACAATTCGATAAGATTTTAAGTGATACCATCATGGGTTCTATTATGGACTCAACCACGATTATGCTATATTTGGGTATCGCTTTGGCAGGTATCGCTTTATTATACAAACAATATCTTAGACTCAAGCCCCAAATTGATAAGGCTATGGAAGATGGGGTTCTTTCACTTAGCGAAGTAAAAGACCTGATTGAAGAAGCGGAAGAAGTTATTGATGAACTTGAAGATTTTAAGAATGAGATACCAAACCTTAACGCTCTAAAGAAAATGAAGAAGGCTGATTTAGTCGCTCTTTGTGAAAAATACGACCTTGATACAAAAGGCACTAAAGCGGTTCTCATTGACTATTTGAAGAATCA